GCCTGCATAAGTTACCTCTTTTTGTAAACTTTCTAATGTTCGATATAAGAATGGAGTTAAATCCAGTCTTGGGTCAGCTGCCATCGGTAAGTTAGGCTGCTGAGGATGTGGTGTTCGCATTTCTTGATTTATTAGGTCAATAAATGCGGAATATGCCTTCTGTACTTCACCCACCACTCGGAACGGGAAACCGGAGAGCATTGCTGCAATTTCGTCGTCCGTTTTCGATGGGAATAAATACTTCAGTGCTTCTATACTATCAACCCCCAATTCTTGTAAATTACGTGTAAATATTGATGAATTAAGTTTGTCCTGAGTTGTATCCTCATAAACAGGTCCCATCCATCTCCATAAAACTGTTCTATCCCCATCAGGAGCAAGCCCTAAAACACCTTCAGGTATCTCTTTAGTTTCTATTGCTGTATTAATTGCTTCTTGTATTTTCTGTTCATATTTAGCTTTTTGTTTGTCATATTTTTCTAAAGATTTATCATCAGGATTTTCTGGTAATTGTGGATATTTTATACCGGCTGCAAACGCAAGAGATTTTCTAAAAATTTGTTCTTCTTGAAAAATAATTAATTCAAAAACTCTACAAATACCATATTGATAAATTTGTAAACATTTCTTTTTAGCTGTTGCACTTACACGTCCATAAGCAGATTTTATTTCTGTTGCCGTTACATTGGTGATAGATAAATCATCAATACCACCTAAAGCTAATCGAATTTCACTTCTTAATTGTTCTGAAAATCTAGCTTGATCAGAACTTACTGCATTAGGTGTAATAAAACCTACTCTGTCAGAAGGTTCTAAATTAGCAATAACTCTTGGAACTCTCATTCCACTTCCCGGTTTACCTACATATCCGGGTTGTTGTCGTGTTATTGGATCTTGTTTATATGTAGAACTAAATAAATTAACATCAGATTGAAAACCAGATTGGCTAGAGATACTTGGTCTTTGAACAGTATCACCATCGCTTTCAACAATATCAGATTTTGGTCTGGAAGAAAGTAAAGTTGGATTACCAAAGAAAGATAAGTTTGCTCTTATATTTTTAACCATTTCATCATG